CCCTGCTCTTGCTTGACCATATCGAGGTTGTCCTCGCAATGGTTTAGTGCTTCTTCTAGGGCTTTGATGGCTTTTGGTATTGACACCTTATAGGGCTTAATAGTCAGATCATGGCTAACTTGGACAAGGATGGATTGGTGCAACTTGGCTTTCAGACTCGCAAGTTCACTAAAGAGCAAGCAAGCGACTTTGTGGCATTTTTAATTTGTTGGTGTGATGAAAACGGAATAGAGTTAAATGATTGCTAGACCTAAACATAAATACGTCAGAAGCCCAAAGTTAATGCAGGCGTATAGAACAATCCCTTGCCAGAACTGCTACATAGAAGACGGAACAGTCTGCGGCGCTCACGCTAATTGGGGAAATGGTAAGGGAATGGCAATTAAGGCTGACGACACTAAATGCGCCAGCCTTTGTTTTTCATGCCATTCGATGTTAGATCAAGGGTCTAAGTTGACCAAAGAACAACGCCAAGACTTATGGCAAATGGCCCATCAAAAGACCGTCAACAGGCTTAAAGACAAGGGTCTTTGGCCTGCTGAGTTTGCTTAGTATTTACGCATATTAGGAAGGGGTGCTTCCTTTTGTGCTTCATGGCTGCGGTGCATGGGATGTGCATGAGCCATGTCAGTCTTTTCGTGTTCTTTGAGTTCACGCTCAAGGCCAGCGACCTTACGGGCTTCGGCTTTATACTCACGTTCCATAACGTAATGACCAGTAGGTGTTGCGTTACGTTTTTTTTCGGTGATCACAAATTTTGTTGCCATGATAAATCCTGTTAAAATCAGTATTGACATTGTGCCACAATGGACATAAAGTCACCAAACAACTTCCTAAAGGAATCATCATGGGTAAAATGGACAAAGAAGCATTTAAGTCTGGTATGTCAGGCGAGAAAGCTCCTAAAGGCGTTCTGTCATCTGACACCAGCGGCGAGCGCATGGGCAAACTGCGTGGCGGTGTTGCTATGGGTAAAGAAGACAATGTTGGCGCTGACAAAGAGTTCAACACTGGTCGTACGCCTGGCATCTGCTACGTCAAAGAAAAAGCCTCTTACCGCTAAAATAGCGAAGCCCAAACAGTCGAGCAGGACTGATGGGCTTCTAGGCATCACAAATAAGGAGATTTGCTTTGCTTATCAAGAATTGTAAGGCTTGTGACCACTTTCAAGATGTTGGTCATAGCTTAGGTGTTTGTAGGCGTTACCCTACTTACCAAAATCGCGGCCCAATGGAACGCTGCGGAGAATTCACGCCTATTGAGACTGAGATGCTTGAGTTGCCTGTTGTAGATGTGCCAAAACGCAAATACACAAAGAAGGTGGCGGCATGAACATTCGACCATTGAGAGACAAGATCATTGTCAAGCCTGAACAGCGGTTTAAATCTGAATTGTTAGATTTAAGTCAAATGCAAGGCGCACAGACTATTGGCTACGTTGTGGCTTTGGGTGACGAAGCTGAACGCATGGGGCTTAAAATGGGCGATAAGGTTCATTTCGGAACTGTGGCTGACACTGTGAAAGACGAATATTTAAACTTTGAGCCAATCAAATTGGGCGAAGACAAATGCCTGAAGATGAGTTGGCAAGATGTGTGTTTTGTTGAAGAATTGGAGTAAAAATGAAAGAAGTTATCACCCTGCGAATCCAAGACTTGATGGCTAAAGGCAAAGAGTTGGAGCAACAAATAATGCAAGTCAACGGAGCTTTGCAGCAATGCCAATGGACTTTGGAACAACTGGAGAAACAAGATGCTGAAGAAATCGACAAGCCCGAAAACGTTTAAAGAGAACATCAAGACGGAAGTGAAGGCTGGTAAACCAGTTAAGCAAGCCGTGGCAATTGCTTATGCTGAGAAGCGCGAAGCCGAAAAGAAGAAAAAGAAATAAAATCAGGTAAAACTGAGGATTTTCTATGCCAACCCTAGCCGACATTTACAGCGCCATCAACACAGCCAAACGCAAGGGCGCTGACTTTGTGCAGAACCCTGGCACAAGTCTTCAGCAGATGCTTGGTCAGGCTGGCGACTCATTGGCTGCTAGACGGGCTAGGGATGAAGCTGTTTGGGCGCAGGCACATGGCAACCCACAAAAGCCTTTGCAGATTACTGACCCAAATGCTTTCAAGCAAGAAGTTAGTAATTCAATGGATTTGATGTCATTTGCTCCTGCTGGAATGACTGTTTGGCATGGTTCGCCACATCCTTTTGCAAAATTTGATATGTCAAAAATTGGAACGGGTGAAGGAAATCAGGCTTATGGTCGTGGAATGTATGTTGCACAAGCAAAAAATACTGGTGAACAGTATCAAAAAGAGCTTGGGGCAAACATTGAAATCAATGGAAAACCTTTTTATGATCAAAGAGGCCGTAAATTATCTTCAACTGGAGACAACCAAGTTGATGATCTTTTGCTTAGTCATCTTGGAAACGTAGATAAAGCAATTGCAGACGCTCAGTCTTTTGGAGAGCATGATGCGGCAACAAAATTGATGCAAATGCGAGCATCTGGTGCAATAAAAACTGGCAATACGGGATATTTGTATAAGGTAGATTTGCCAGACACGCACATTCGCAGAATGGTTGACTTTGATGAGCCTTTGAAAAATCAGCCAAAAAAGGTTCGGGACCTTGCTAAATCATTAGGGATTGATTTAAATGACGCTGGTGGAGATTTGTTAGCTCAAATTGGTAAAGGTAAAGAAGGCGCTGATATTTTGCAAAAGGCAGGTATTCCTGGCATCAAATATTTAGATCAAGCAAGCCGAAACGCATCTGGCTGGCATATTACGCCACCAAGCAACACAGTAAGTGGCAAATGGATGGTCAAGGGAAGTGATTACAACTCAAAAGGTGTTCACTTTGAGACTGAACAAGAAGCCAAAGATTATATGAAACAAAAGTTAGGTGAAGCTACACGAAACTTTGTAGTGTTTGACCCTAATCACTTAACCATTCTTGAACGAAATAACCAAGCAATTAAATGACCGACCAAAAGCGCCCTGTTGGAAGACCAACTACATACGACCCCGCATATTGCGAGACAGTTGTTGAGTTGGGGCGCATCGGTAAATCTATAGAGCAAATTTGCTATCATTTGCACACGCCTGTAAGAACTTTGTATGAATGGCGTGATCGTCATGAAGAATTTTCGCAAGCCTTGGAAGAAGCTAAGACTTATGAGCAGGCATGGTGGGAAGAACAAGCTGCTGTTTACATGGTTGAGAACAAAGAAAGCGATAAGCTGAACGCTTCATTGTGGTCAAGAAGCATGGCGGCTCGATTCCCAAAGAAGTATCGTGAAAGCACAAAGACCGAGATTACGGGTGCTGATGGAGCGCCGTTGTTGTCAGGCATCCAAGTGACGTTTGTAAAGCCTAATGAGTGAGCTTCAAGGAGCCATTGCTAATGCACAATTTCCGATCAAGCTGCAAGGTTTGTTTGGAAAGAACCGTTACAAAGTTCTGTATGGTGGTCGTGGTGGTGCTAAGTCTTGGGGTGTCGCTAGAGCTTTATTGATCAAAGCCGCTAAAGACCCGTTACGCATCCTTTGTGCGCGTGAGTTTCAAACTTCAATTCGTGATTCGGTGCATAAACTCTTATGCGACCAGATTGAATCACTTGGGCTTATGGGGTTCTATGAGATTACCCAAAACAGCATCCGAGGCAAGAACGGCTCAGAGTTCAGCTTTGTTGGCCTCAAGAACAACGTAGCAAACGTTAAGTCTTATGAAGGTGTTGACATTTGTTGGGTTGAGGAAGCGCAGACTACAAGTCGTTTAAGCTGGAACGTGCTTATCCCTACCATTCGTAAGCCAGGCTCAGAGATATGGATTACCTTTAATCCTGAGTTGGAATCTGACGAAACCTACCAACGATTCGTCTTGAACCCGCCTGATGATTGCTTAGTCATTAAGGTTAATTGGTCGGATAACCCGTGGTTCCCTGAAACTCTAAGGTTGGAGAAAGACCAACTTAAACTGCGTGACCCTGAAGCCTATAACGTGGTTTGGGAAGGGTTATGTAGGCAAACTGTCGATGGTGCGGTGTTTGCCAAAGAAATGCAGCTTGCCGATCTGGATGGGCGTATTACAAAGGTCAACTACGACCCTATAAAGCCCGTTCATGCCATCTTTGACTTGGGATGGTCAGACGCTACGGCTATCTGGTTCTTACAGTTTGTGGGTATGGAAACTAGGTTGATTCGCTACATTGAGGGCAACCAAACCACAATGAGCGACTATCTAGCCAAGATGCAGACGTTTGGATATGTCTACGATACCCTTTGGCTACCACACGATGCCGAGAACAAAACCCTTGCGGGAAATGGTCGTAGTATTGAAGAAATCGTTAGGGCTGCTGGATATAAAACCCGCATTATTCCTAAAACGCCGATAATGGATAGCATTAACGCTGCTAGGACAATCTTTAGGAATTGTTGGTTCGACCGTGAGAATTGTCACGATGGCTTGCAATGTCTCAGGCATTATCGGTATGACGTAGACCCTGATACAAAACAGTTCTCCAAGACACCAGTTCACGACAATTACAGTCACGGAGCCGATGCGTTTAGGTATATCGGACTAATGATCAATGAGCCTAAAGAACGTAGAAGGCCAAAACCTAATCAAAATTACGGCACAGCGCATAGCTGGATGGGCTAAAATTAGCTAACTTGTCAAAGGACATATATGGCAGACGATTACGATCCACGGATTCAGGAAGCGATTGAGTTCCTGAAATTGGCAAATGATGCCGACACAATGAACCGCCAAGAGGCTCTTGAAGACCTCAAATTTGGCGGCGGCGACCAATGGCCCGTGGAGTTGCAGAACTCGCGTAATCTGGAATCACGCCCTGTTATTACTGTTAACAAGGTGGATAACTATTGCCGTCAAGTTTGTAACCAACAAAGACAACAACGCCCCCGAATCAAAGTTCATGCAACCAATACCCAACAAGACATGGTTGATGCTCAAGTCATTCAAGGCATCATCCGTCACATCGAAGTCAATTCAAACGCTGAACACGCATACGACAACGCTTTTGAATATGCTGTGCGTATGGGTTGGGGCTATGTCCGAGTGCGTACAGACTACGTTTCAGAGGATTCATTCGATCAAGAAATCTTTATCGACCCAGTTGATAACCCCTTCACAGTTTATTTCGACCCTAATTCTGTCGCTCCTGATGGTTCTGATGCTGATCGTTGTTTAATTACAACAATGATGCCCAAGAAAGAGTTTTCCAAGCTCTATCCTGATGCGGCAGTCGATGGTGGAACGTCATTTACCCAACGTGGTACAGGTGACAGTCAGTCAGAGTGGATTACCAAAGAGGACATCCGTCTTGCTGAGTATTACTACACGGTGCGCGAAAAAGCCACTTTGTATCAATTGAGCGATGGTTCTAGTACTTTTGCTGAAGACAAAGATTTGTTTGCCCGTCTAGCTATGGCTGGTATCACGGTCATTGATCAACGCCCGTCTTACAAGAAAACAATTAAGTATTGCAAGCTGACCGCCAGCGAAATCATTGAAGAAGGCGTGTGGGCTGGTAAATACATCCCAATCATTCCTGTTTACGGTCGCCACATCGTTATTGGAGACAAACGCAAGAAATTCGGCATGATTCGTTATGCCAAAGACCCACAGCGTATGTACAACTTCTGGCAGACCTCGATTACAGAAGGCGTTGCACTGGCTCCAAAAGCTAAGTGGTTGATCGCTGAAGGCCAAGACGAAGGCCATGAAAACGATTGGGCTAATGCCAACATCAAGTCATTTCCATTGCTTCGTTATAAGCAAACGGACATCGAAGGTCGCCCTGCTCCAGTGCCACAACGTCTGCAACCTGAACCGCCACAAGCGGGAATTATGGCTGCGGCGGCTGGCGTGGATGATGATATTAAAGCCATCATGGGCGTGTTTGACCCCGCTCAACTGAAGCAGGGCAACATCTCAGGTAAGGCATTGAACGGTCAACAACAACAAGTTGACCTGACAAACTTTGACTATTACGACAACCTGACCCGTTCTATATCCCATATTGGGACTGTTATTCTTGATCTGCTTCCTAAGATTTACGATACCGAGCGTGTTATGCGAATCATTGGGGATGATGGAAAGCCTGAACTGTTGACCGTCAACCAAAGAGATGCGGTTGGTCGCGTGTTGAACGATATGACTGTTGGTCAATATGATGTGGTGATGGACACAGGACCAGGCTACAACTCCAAGCGCCAAGAAGCCGTGGATTCGATGCTTCCCTTGTTGTCTGCCGACCCTGCTTTGATGCAGACTTGTGGAGACTTGGTATTCCGCAACATGGATTGGCCTGGCGCTGATGTCATTGCTGACCGCCTTGCCGCAGCTAACCCATTGGCTCAGATTGATGAACATAGTGAGATTCCCCCGCAAGTTCAGATGCAATTGGCACAAGCTAAGAAGCAAGTTGCAGATATGCAACAGCAGATGGAAGCTATGCAAATCATGATCAAACAGCGTGGTGACATTGAGCAAGTCAAGCAAGACAACGAAACCAAACGTGAATTGTTGCGTCAGACTGCCAAAGCACATAACACCGAAACAATGGCTGAAGTCAAGGTTAATGACCAGAACACACGCGCAATCACAAGTCAGAACAAGACAGAGTTGGATGCGTTTGTTCAGTTGTTAATCCATCACATGGACACAGGCCGTTTAGAGCGTGAGATCAAGTTGCGTAACGAAGAACAAGCGAAATATGCACAAATGGCATCTGATGACATAAGCCAAGGCGCAAATCCTTTGACGCAAGAATAAATCTGTGGTATAAACGCCACAAACCTTACCCGTCAGGTAGACGGGGTTAATTCTTAGGGAAACCTATGTCAATGTCAGAGAAAGTAGCTGGTCAAGTTTTGACTGGCGAAAATGCAGCGGAATTTTATGCAAACAGATTAGGTTTAGCTGAATCACCTACTGAAGCAGTGGCCGAGGAATCGGAGCCTGTACAGGAAGTTGAACAGAGTGAACCTGAAGAAGCAGAAGCCGAAGCAAAACAAGAGGGTGAGCGAAAGCAAAATCCTAAACTTGAGCGCCGTTTTTCTGAGATTACCAAGCAACGTGAAGAAGCGCGTAAAGAAGCGCAACAAGAACGTGAAGCAAGGCAAGCTCTAGAAGCGCGTTTGGCAGCTTTAGAAAAACAGAATCAGCCAAAAGCTAATCCTGTTGACGAAAAGCCGCAACCCAGTCAGTTTAGTGATGCGTTTGAATATGCAGAGGCACTCGCAGAGTACACCGCTGATCAACGTATTGCTAATATGAAGCGTGAAGAAGCAGAGGCAAAACAAGCCGAAGAACGCCAAAAGGTTATCAGCCAATGGACTTCTAAGGTAGAAGCAGCCAAAACATCTTTGCCAGATTTTGATGAAATCGTTGCGTCAAGCGATGTGGTCGTAAATGACGACATTCGTGATGCTATTCTGGAGAGTGACGTAGGACCACAAATCCTTTACCACCTAGCTGATAACGATGAAGTCGCTAAAAAAATCGCTGGATTGTCGCCAAAAGCAGCGTTGCGAGAGATTGGGAAGTTGGAGGCACGATTTGAGGCCAAGCCTGAAGTCGAGAAACCAGCCCCTATTGTTAGAAGTAAAGCACCAGCACCGATCACGCCGATTCGTGGAGGGAAGAACACGCCTGATGTGCCAATGGGGTCCGATGGGGTCTTTTTTGGAACAGCAGCGCAGTGGAAAGAACTTCGCAAAGCAGGCAAGATTCGGTAAACCTAATCTTTTTGAAAGAACTTAAAAATGTCAAACAATTTATTGACCATTAGCAAGATCACCAACGAAGCGTTGATGGTCTTGGAAAACGAACTGACCTTCACTTCTGAAGTGGACCGTAACTATGATGACCAATTTGCCGTTGTCGGCGCTAAGATTGGTAACACTGTGAACGTTCGCCGCCCTGGTCGTTTCATCGGTACAACTGGCCCCGCTTTGAACGTTGAAGACTTCAACGAAACTAGCGTGCCTGTTACCTTGTCAACTCAATTCCACGTTGATACACAATTCACAACTCAAGACTTGGCTCTGAGCTTGGATATGTTCTCTGACCGTGTGTTGAAGCCTGCAATCGCTGCAATCGCCAACAAGATTGACCGTGACGGTTTGTCTTTGGCTGCATTGAACACTGCCAACATCGTTGGTACTGCTGGCACTCCTCCCACTGGTTTGATCACATATCTGACTGCTGGCGCTTATCTCGATGCTGAAGGCGCACCCCGTGACGGCCGCCGTTCATGTATCGTTGAACCCTTCACATCTGCAACTATCGTTGACAGCTTGAAAGGTTTGTTCGTGCCTCAAGAAGCTATCGGCGAGCAATACCGTAAAGGTTTGATGGGCCGTGACTCTGCTGGTATGAACTGGAAGATGGACCAGAACGTTGTGTCTCAAACTTTCGGCGCTAACAGCACAACTACCGTGACCGCTTCTGTAAGCACTACAGCAGCAACTGGCTTCTTGACAAGCGGTTGGGCTTCTAGCTCGACTATCAGCTTGACTGCTGCCAACACAGGTACTTTGAACCTGAACGCAGGTGACGTTATCACTATCGCTGGTGTGTACGCTGTCAACCCACAGAACCGTCAAGCCTACGGCTCGAACAAGTTGCGTAACTTTGTTGTGAAAACAACTACTGCCATCGCTTCTGGTTCGTCAGGCAACGTTACCGTGTCTCCTGCTGTGATCACTGCTGGTCAGTTCCAGAACGTGTCTATCCCTAGCACTTCTAGCTCTGCCGCTGTGACTCAGTTCAACAGCACTGGCACTGTGTCTCCTCAAAACATCATCATGCACCGCAATGCTTTCACTTTGGCAGTAGCCGATTTGGAATTGCCAGAAGGTGTGCATTTTGCTGGTCGTGCAAGCGACAAGGAAATCGGCCTGTCAATGCGTGTGGTGCGTCAGTACACAATCAACAACGATAGCATCCCAACTCGCTTGGATGTGTTGTACGGTTGGGCTCCTCTGTACCCTGAATTGGCTTGCCGCGTTGCAGCCTAAATTTAATGGGGGCGTAAAAACCCCCGTTTTTTAAACATTTTTTAAGGAAACCATCATGGCTAATCCAGGACCATCCACCACCGTCACTCAAGAATCGTTTGCCCCAATGACCAACGTGGTCAAAGGCGGCGTGTTTTCTTTGAGCCTGACCCCCGCAGCCGTTGCTACTATCACTACCGCAGCCCAAAACTTTGCCAGCACTGGTATTGGCTTGGCAGTTGGTGATATGGTTTCGGTGGCTTTCAACGGCGCTCAGACTGCTGGCGTTGGCGTTCTTGACGCTTACGTTTCGGCTGCTGACCAGTTGACCATTCGCTTTGTAAACCCAACCGCAGCGAGTGTTACTCCTGCTGCTGGAACTTACCTTGTGTCTGTGCAACGCCCAAGCACCTTGACAGGCTCTAACCCAACTTCTCCATTGCTTTCTTGGTAATTGAGATGAAATAAGGATGGGCCACTCTCAAAAGGGGTGGCCTTTTCTTTTTTAAAGTACAATCTAAACACTTCTTTTCAGGAGAAATCATGTCTTCTACGACCGTTACCCGTGGCAATTCCCACGAAACTTTCTACATTGCGCCAAGCATCACGCCTAGTGCTGTTACAGGCCAAACAACTTCTAATCAAACATTCTCAGTGCCAGGTTTGTTGACTTCTGACATCATCATTCCTCAAGGTTACATTGCTAACCAAACAAGCGGTGTGTTTATTGTTGAAGCTGATTGCTTGACTAACAACGTCTTGACAGTGCAATTTGGCAACTTTACTACTGGCTCGGTTACTCCCGCTACTGGTGTGTATGAGTTCCAAATCGTGCGTCTTGAAGGCCCTGCGCCTGTTAATGCGGCTTAATCATGGCTGGTTCAACCGTTCAACGCAGTGCTGGCAAGACTTATGCCTTGTCAGTAACTAGTAGCTCCCACGCTGCTGTGCTGATTGATGACACAACCAACGACCAGATCAACTACACCTCTTTTATCAACACTGGCACTTCTGCCATTGCTGTTAAATGGGGTCCAACTGACCCTGGCGCTGCTGTGTTGCCTACGGATGGCACTCCTGCGGACTTTGTTTTGCCTGCTGGCATGACAACGCCCTTGATTCTTGCCACTCCAACAACACCGTATTATTTGACCGCAATTAGCGCATCTGCTACTGGTCTTTTATACGTTACTCCAACTGCGGACCAAAGTTAATGGTTAGGGGTGGCTAAATGCCACCTCTTTTTGTTTAATTTATTAAAAGCGTTCAAAATGACAGCTCCTAGCAATTCAACTGTTCAAAATATACTGCCTGTGCAGGCGCTTTTTAATGTAGACAATTCGTTTAATACATTTATTGGTCAAGGCGTTCCATTTGTTGTTTCAGCAACACAAAGCATTGGCATCCAAGATGTAACAACATTAAATGCAACGCTTTATCCAGTATTTGCTGCTGTAAGTAGCGGTAGCGTTGTAACGCTAGACACTTCGTCAACAAAATTAACATATAACCCTTCATCGGGAACGCTATCAGCTACAACATTTCAAGGCGCGTTGTCTGGAACTGCATCGGCTACATCAAGCATTGCTAACGGTCTTGCTGGAAATATTCCTTATCAAACAGCGCCAGGCGTTACGTCTTTCATTTCTAATGGAACAACTGGTCAAATTTTGACTTCTAATGGTTCAAGTGCGCCAACTTGGACTAATCCATCTGCAAGCATTTCTGTTTCTGACGATACAACAAGTAATTTAACTCGATACCCATTATTTGCAAGCGTTACAAGTGGCGTAACAAGTACCGAATACACAAGCTCCACAAAGTATCAATTTAACCCTTCTACTGGAGCCTTGACTGCAACATTGTTTAATGGCGCTGGTACTGGTTTAACGGGTACAGCATCTAGCTTGTCTATTGGTGGAACTGCTGCGCTTGCCACTAATGTTTCAGGCGGAGCGGCTAACAAAATTGTTTATCAAAGCGGTGCAAATACGACTTCGTTTATTGACGCGCCTACAACTGCAAGCACATTTTTGCAATGGACAGGAAGCGCATTTACTTGGGCAACCGCAAGTGGTAGCAGTGGCGTAACAAGCATTACGGGAACTGCAAGCCAAATTACCGCATCTGCCTCAACAGGCGCGGTGACACTTAGCTTGCCAAGCACGATCAACGTAAATACAAGCGGAAACGCTGCTACGGCAACAACTTCAACAAATATTGCTGGTGGTTCAAACTTACAAATCCCATATAACACAGCATCTGGCACAACGTCTTTTGTTGCCGCCCCTACTGTTTCTAGTACATATTTGCAATATAACGGAACAGGTTTTGTTTGGGCTGCGGCTGGTGGTGGCGGTGGAAGTGGAACAACAACTTATCCATTAACAATTGGAACTGGTTTATCTGGAACAAGTTTTAATGGTTCTGCCGCAGTAACTATTGCTAATACAGGCGTTCTTAGTTTTTCTGGCGGTACAACAGGTTTAACACCAAATACCGCAACAACAGGAGCAATTACCCTTGCTGGTACATTAGCTGTTGCTAACGGAGGAACGGGCGTTACATCCTCTAGCGGCGCTAATTCTGTTGTTTTGCGTGATGCTAACGGAAACATCACTACTAATTGCTTGTTTGA